GCGACTTTTGTTGCACACCAGTTGATGAACGAACTGGAGAATGTCCTAAATACAAGTGTTGGATATCATGAATTTATTTTATTTAGATGAAGACTTCGATAAATCTGCACAGTACCATGTAGATAAGCACATAGTTAAGATGCCTCTCGAGGCAGCACAGCTATTGTGCACAGCGGTGTGGGTAGATGAAGTTCTTGGTTTTGTGCCTCGTGCATTGAACAAAGAAGAAAGTAAAATTCTGAATGAAGAAAAGGCAAAGATTAAACATTTGCCACTAGAGGAGAGACCAATAACTCCATACTTGCCAATGATGTATAATCATCCTTGCACTATATGGACAAGGTCTAGCCTCGACAACTTTGAATGGGTGCATTGCTATGCAAACGCACTCAATGATGAGTATTATTATCGTTATGGTAAGTTGCACAAGTCAGTTATGGAAGTGATAAACGAATATGCCTCGTAAGGGGCAAACACCCTTTGGCATGGCTATGCCAGATGAGTTGAAAGACGAAGATGATGTAGTCGGTAGTTATCGTTTATACTACCATACTGACAAAGCAACATTTGCCAAGTGGTCACACCGAGACACTCCCGATTGGTGGGATGAAGGTCTTGCATGGTATGACAAAAGAATAACAGCAAAATGAAAAAAGTAGAATCAGGGAAGTATACATTTTTTGTGCCAAGTAATTTACAAAGCACGGCACTAGAAGAATATTTGAAATCAAGAATGGATTATCTGAATCATCGTAGACAATTAGTTTTAAGAAAGTCTAATGGAACAGAAACTCATTTAGGCACAGGAGTAAGAAAACATGGCAAACGACATACCTCTTGATAAATTATTAGGAATAACAAAAGAACCAGTTGAGACTATGTCTCATAGTGATATGCTTCGTAATAATTTAAAAGTTCAGCATGAGAAAGTAAGTGCTGAAGTGGGATTGCTAGAGAAACAACTAGCAGACAAAAGAGAATACCTCGCAAAGATTGAGGGCGGATTAGATGTACTTGATGAATTACAGAAATGATTGTAATTCAGGACGACTTTTATCCTAATCCCGAGGAGATAAGGGAGAAAGCTCTCGAAGAGTTTTTCTACCCAGGACGGAAAGGTAAAAAGATTATGTTCCCAGGTCAAAGAACTATAAGTTCTTTTTCTAATGAGAACTTCGTTTATTTAAAGAATAGATTACAACACATACTAAACAGAAAAGCTGTTTGGTTTCCCAAGAAGAATAGCAATACCGCGTTCACGCTTGGTTTGGAGACAAAAAACTATACTAATTGGGTACATCATGACTTCTCTAATTACATCGAAAAAGTAACTGATGAAATAGATGGAGAAGCTTGGGCTAGTGTAATATATCTTACTCCTAACGCCCCTGTAACTCATGGAACAGGGTTGTTTAGAGATACTAAAACACAAAGTGTTGAAAAAACAGAAGATTTAAAAATAAGTATGGAATCTTTCAGAGGATTCTGGGAGTCTGATAATTCAAAAGAGTTTGAATTACACACTTATGTTGGGAATGTATATAATCGATTGGTTATGTATCCAGCAAAATATTGGCATGCTCCATTCAACGCAGGTTGGGGGCATGATAAAAAATCAGGTAGACTTGTACAAGTTTGCTTTTTTACTACTGAGAGAAGTTAGTGGATAATAAATTTAACGAAAAAGAAGCAATTCAATTACTTGATGAATACATAGGGTCAACCTATGGAAAACATTATAGTATGAATAAAATCCAGTCAACCGAGTTTATATTCGATGCTGGTCATGGCGAAGGGTTTGTCTTAGGAAATATCATAAAGTATGCTCAACGCTATGGGAAGAAAGATGGAAAGAATCTTGATGACTTATTAAAGATTCTTCACTATGGAATTATTTTACTAGGGGTAGAAATTGAGAATAAAGAAACACGAAAATCTTACACAAGCAAATATAACCAAGGTAATTAGTTTACTAGAACCTAAAGAAGGTAAACCTATTACCAAGAAAGAGGCTTGTGCTATATTAAATATTGCCTACAATACAACTAGGCTACAAAAAATTATTGACGAACATAAAGAAATGGTCGAGTTTCGTGCTAGAAGAAAAGCACAAAACAAAGGCAAGGCTGCAACTCCAGACGAGATAAAAGCAGTAGTTAGGTCTTACATTGATGGTGCTAATGTATCAGAGATAGCAGGAGATTTATATAGGTCTCCAGCTTTTGTAAAAGCCATCATTGAAAGACTTGGAATACCCCAAAAGTTAGCAGACAGCGACTATGAAGGAATGAGAAATGCAATGATTCCAGAGCAGTGTGTTAGAGAAAGTTTTGAGATTGGGGAAAGAGTATGGTTTGCAAAAAGAAACAAAATGGCAGAAGTACTTGAAGAACACAATAATATAGACTACGAAGCTAAGTATGGATGTAAATGTTATAAGTTATGGGTGCTAGACCCATGTGATTTAAGCAATACATTCTTTCCATGGATGAATGGCGATAGAGCAGGATTCTATGGTAGTGCTTTAGCTTATGACTTAGGAAGTCTAAGACATATTCAAGAATATCTTGACTAGTCAAGCTAAAAGGAAAACCAATGGATGCAATCACATTAATTATTGCATTGTATGTCTCGGCATGGATAATAATGTTTTTTAAAACATTCCCTGTCAGCATGAAAATAATAAAAGAAGTATCACCTGATTCTGTAGTTTATAGATATAGAGTAATAGGTGCAATAGCTTATGCGGGCATGCTGTTTATAGCATGTATACCCCTGCTTAAAATAATATTAGATGATGATGCTCTTGAAAGATATATAGTGTCATTTACAGCAGGAATATTAGGAGAATAAAATGTATAGAGGTAACGCTTATTTTGAAGCACTAAAATTAAAATACTTAGCTGAAATTGCCGAAGCAGAGGCAGTGCTAGGTACATACTTTAAGAACTCAGTAGGTATTGGAGAACATTCCGAATTACTACCAGAGTTTGATAAGTGGGTGGCTGTGTTAGCCGAAGCAAAAGATAAATTAGAAGCCTTGGAGGAATTAGTATGAGTGAACATCAAATACAGGAGTGCACAAAAAAACTAATAGCATTGATAGACGCAGTAGAAAGGATAGACCGTTTTAATTCAAATACATTGCCATATCGTGTAGATAACGCAAAAGAATTGGCAAGGGAGTTAAAGAGTGAGTCAACCTTTATTACTAAACTACGATAATCATAGTATAGGAGTAGTAAGAAATCCATTTGAAAGAGTAGTAACAGAATACTTTTACTCTTTTAATTATATAGGTTTTGATAAATGGGCTACTAAATTTACCCCTACTCCACAAGTAAAACTTTTTAAAGATTGCGATTACATTGTAAATTATAGTGATTGGCAACAAGAATTAAAAGAGTTTGACCTACATCCAAAAGATACATCAATCTTAGATGATATTAAAATTGTAGAGGACTGGAAACGATGGTATACAATAAAGAGCAAAACTCATATTGCAATACTATATAAAGATGATATAACAACCTATGGTTATAGCTTCTAAAAAATAGTTCTTGACTCATGCTTAAACATCTTGTATAATATATTTATATTAATGGAAAGATATCGATATGAGTGATAGATTTTATATGCAAATGCGTGAAGCTACAGGTTGGGCTCCAGGTCTACCTGAGTTTTACAAAACAACTAAAAGGAGAAGAAAAGTGGCTTGGACAGATGAAGCAAAGGCTCAAGCAGTAGAGATGTATACTGCAGAAGAACCAACTCCAGAAAACAGTATGGAGATAGTCAAGCAGATTGCAGAAGAGTTAGGCGAGAGCCCAAACGGAGTTCGCATGATATTGACAAAAGCTGGTGTATATGTCAGAAAAACACCTGCTGTTAAATCTAGTGGAGGTTCGACAGGCGGTGGCAGAGTTAATGTTGCTGCAGCCCAAGAGGAACTAACTAAAGCGATTAGCGATATGGGAGAAGACCCAGACAGCGCTATCATAGGCAGACTTACAGGGAAAGCTGCTATGTATTTCGCTAACTTGTTAAACAAACTTAACGATTAACTACCCCTGAGTGTGGGGAGTGGGCGACTACTCTCCACTTTTTTGCATCTTTAAAAAGGAGCTTACAACAACCTAACCATTGATGGGACGCTAATAGATATTAACCACCCACAAGGATACGGATGAAGAAAGACGACTTTACTAAAATAGTAAACGATGCAGGTGATGCTATCATCACATACAGAAGTCAAAATAGTCGCAGACTAAAATATAATGTCTGCACTATGGATTTCGATAATAAGTATATACAGTCAAAGAAAAATAGAGCAAGACCAAATAATAATCAAGTACTATTATTTTGTTGGGACACTGATTCT